CTCCACCACCACCAGAGTCACCTTCTTTCTTTTTCTCCTCTGGTGCCATGGCACCACCTGTAGCAGCACCACCACCGACACCACCCCACCACTGTAGTTCTTGCTTTAGTCCTATTTTAAATGCGGGTTTGACTGTTTTTGATATACCAAATACAGATTTTAATTTATTTGCTTCTGCTAAGACACTACCTTTTGCGGGTGATGCGGGTAATGTATCTAAAAATCCTATGGAGGAACTTATTAATAACGATGCACCTTCTCTGTATATTGACTCTATTGACTTACCATACTTCGACATCGGGATGACTGCCTCTGCTTCTCCACCCTCGCCAACTTCTGCTATTGTACGATCTTTTACTATACCACCTTTCTTTAAACTTACCTCTGGTTCTTCTTCATATGGTAGACTTCTCTCCTTAGCAACTGTTTTTATCGCTTCTTTTATAAGTTCTGGATGTTTATCTTTATCTTCTTCTTTCTTTAAATCTATAGGTTCTAGAGATCCATATGATGTATCTACTTCATCTTTAGGTATAGGTGCAAGAGCAGGAACTACAGTATTAGAACCCACCATAGATTTTGCCACTCCTCCTAAGAGTGACTTCATCGTATCTTTTAGATAGTCGGTGACCTTTGAACCTTTTTCCATTAGGATCTACGTTGTTCTTCTGCGATGCGATCTCTTTCTTTCTGTAAGTGATTCGCTAACATATTCACATATACCTCGCGTTCCCAAGGCATCATATTCTCAATGTCTGTCAAACTATATTTATGGTGTTGAACCAAAGAAAAATTGGTTTGATAGAAGGTCATGATGCCCTCATGGAAGAGGGCTATGCGAAAAAATCAGATAATCCTTCCAATACAACCTCATTTACAACCTTAGTGTTTGGATTCTTGACCTTTAATACATGCTTTAGAGTTGGCATTGTCTCAAAAAACTGCTGTATAGTATCGAATTGTTGACTAGTCAATCCTTCTACCCATGCTTTTGATTCTTCAACAGAGTCAGGAGTATAATCATCTTCACCCATATACACTCTCTTAATACACTTTGCCATTAAATCATATGGATCTGGTTCTCCTCCTGTGAAGTTAACCTTTGCAAAGTATTCTAAGTCTGGGTATCTCATTTCAACAGTAATATCATCAGTTAATTTGATAATATTTGTATGACCTTTAGGGAAACTAACTTTAATGTCGTTTACTAGAAACTTAACATCAACTGTAGTCTCACTATCATCTTCACAAGTAACCTTTACTTCAAGTTCTTCACCGATAGATCTAGCACGTATCTGTAAAAACAAATACTCTATATCAAACAATGCTAAGTCTTCTACCTTTGTCTTGGTAATAAGGCAGTTTTGTATTGTGGTTGTAATAGCGTCTAATATTTGTTCTGAGTCTTCGTTCTCTAATGCTACTATAAGAACTTTTTGTTCTTTGACTAAGAATGGTCTGTACTTTACCTTCTTTTTGGTAGAGGGAACAGTCAACGTATACGTTGGCGTTGCAATATCAGGTAATGCCATGATTTATAAATTCAGTATATTATATAGCAGGGTTTTCTAACTGCCTATATCAGGTTGAGGTCCTTCTATCAAGTGACTGTATTCATAATAAAAACCAACAGTTGCCTTGACAAGTGATGCAGGAGCAGATGAATATGGTATTGATGCTACTGTATATGGATATGCTTTTACCAGTCTCGCGTTCCATGGATTTAGATAATCAGGTTTCTTCTTATTACCTCTTTCGTCTGAGCCAGGATCTGCAGCACCCTCAAACTTTTCTAACTTGTGTATGAACATGTCACACGCATAGTCTTCATAGTAATTAAATGCCGATGCTCTTCTGTACTCTTGATCATCATAGAAAAACTCAGGTGCTTCTGCAACAGTGTTGGATGTGAAGTCTTGCCATGCTCTGAAAAATCTGAGTGGTAGTGATGTCCCATCTAACATGAAACTAATATCTAATTCATTATATACTTTTGCTGTTGCCATCTTTTGTGTGATACCTTTGTGCACTGACTTAATATCGAATGCTGAGTATGTCACACCTGGCAACTGTATCTCATTACATAACAACTGTAAGTTCATACCATCACCGTTGTCAGTGAGTTTTAAGAACTCATCACCAATATTATCCTCAAAGAATTTTTTTAGTTTAGCACTTGGTTGAAATGAAAACTGATATAAATTGGACGAAGAGATACCACCAGACTTGCCAATAGCCTGCATGAAATTCTGTAGTCCTCTTGCGGTTGCCATAAATATACATATGGTTTGATATATGTATTTATAGTGACATACAAAGGTAAATACCGAGTAATCAATTATAAGAAGTATAAAGGTGATCCTACAGGTGTGGTTTATCGCTCTTTGTGGGAAAGAAAGTTTATGAAATGGTGTGATACGAACCGTAATGTACTGGAGTGGTGGTCGGAAGAAATTGCCATACCATATAAAGATCCAGTCCAAAACAAATGGCGTCGTTATTTTCCAGACTTCTGGATGAAAGTAAAAGAGAAAGATGGCAAGGTAAAATCATATCTCATAGAGGTTAAACCCAAAAGACAGGTCGAAGGTCCTAAACCTCAAAAGAAAAAAACCAAAACATATGTTACAGAGGTAAAGACGTATGCCACCAACAGAGCAAAATGGGATGCAGCAGAAGAGTTCTGCAGAGACAGACTCTGGGAATTCAGAATCGTCACAGAACGAGAACTCAAGGTTTGATGCACTTGTCGCAGATATGAAAGGTAAGAAGATAAGTTTGTCAAGACTTAGAGAAGAAGTGTTTAATATATTACTAGACGATGCAGTAGAAACTCCACAAACAGATAGATACTATACATTTGAATACGATCCTAAATTTAGAGATCAATTAAAAGCATGGGATCAATATCCTCTTGTGTATACCATGGAGTATAAGAAGAATAATTTACTTGGTGCAAACGTGCATCATATCAAAGGAACAAACTCTAGATTAAAGGCACTAAATAATAAAAGGTTTCCTAAATCTAGTTATCGTTATTATATACCGAAGAATGCAGATCGTATCTTCTTTGAGGTAAAAGAGAGTGAAGTGCAACTGTTAAGCACCCTCCCCCTAGAAAAATTTCATTTTAATAGATAATGACACAAAAAACTGTATTTGAATATCCAACTGGACTTTCTGGCATACCATATGCTTCTTATCTACAGATAGAGAAGTATAGTTATGATGAAGCACAAAAGAAAGTACAAGACTCTCAAAACGATGCTCTCGGTTCTCTACAAAATAGTAGAATAGCAGACATAGTAGAGGGTGGTGTCAATGCGGTTGCAAACATATATGGTTCTGGAGAATCTAGAGAGACTGGAAGGCAAAGAAAAATAGAGCAACAATTAGCAGAGCAAGATACTTTTAAATTAGCAAATGCACGAGGTGCTAATAGAAATAAAAAAATAACTCTAGCAGATGCAGATGATGATACAGAAGTTATTTTTAATGGTAAAAAGACTACAGTAGGAGCATTAAAAAAAGAAAAACAAAGAATAGCAGACTTAAATGCAAAAGGTTTGATGTCAACCATGTGTCATCTTCCTTTGCCTAATGAGTTTCAATACAAGTATGGTGCAGATTGGAACAACGAATTTAAACTAGGAACACTAGCACTTGCTGCTGATGATGCACTTCGAGCTGGAGGTATATTAGCATTAGGTGCAGGAGTAGGAGCATTGAAACAAGGAGCTGTTAATATGCTTACAGGTGATAAAAGTGGTAAACCTAAGAATGATGCTGCAAGTAAGAAGATGAAGAAGATAGAATCTATGATTACGTCAGCAGCAGGGGGAGCTGGTGCTGCAGTTGACCCTATGAAAGTTAATAGTGAATTAAGTCCTAAGAACATAGCAGGACTAGCAGGATTAGCACCTAACGAAAACTCTATACAGTTTTTCCAAAGGATGCAAGGTAGAGACTTTAGTTTTAGATTTGAATTAGCAGCAAGAAATAAAGTAGAAAGTGATTTAATTATAGAAGTTATAGAATGGTTCAAACGTGGAATGCACCCAAACTCAAAGAATGGTAAAGGAAGTGCACTGATGCTTACCTTCCCAGATGTATTCTTTTTAACTCCAAAATTTGTACGTTGTAATGAAAGTGGTGAGATTGAGGGAAAACCAATACAACATCCTATGATGCCTAGATCAAAACTATGTGCATTAACTGGGTTAACAATAAACACAACACCATTTGGTCAACTACAAACAATATTTGACGGAACAATTCCTGTTGTCACAATGGAATTACAATTCAAAGAAACAACAAAACTTACACGTGTCGATATGGAAGGTTCACAATACAAACGAAATCAAGGTCTTGGTAAGATCCTTAATAAGGGTAGATTTGTAGCAGATCCTAAGAGTGTAGGAACTAGTGAGGTATCATACTAATGCTAAACAGACTACCAGAATTTTTATATAACTTTTCACCAACACCTCTTGACCCTGACTTTTTACTTGTCAGGAATATTTGGCGACGTGCAGAGATACTAGTAGAGTTCAAGGCACAGGTAACAATCTTTACTGAAATAACTGTTGGTGATGGTGAAAGACCAGAAGACATTGCTACGGCATTTTACAATAATCCATTCTATGCTTTTACAGTATTAGTTGCAAATGATATTGTAGATGTGTACAGTCAATGGCCACGTTCAATAACACAGTTGCAAGAATATATTACTCAAAAATATGAAAACCCACAGGCAACTAAACATCATTTGACAACAGAGGTAAAAGATGCCAATAATAATGTTATAGTTGAAGCAGGTAAAGTTGTAGCATCTAATTATCAGGTGTCATACTACAATGGAACCACAACTGTTACTGCAACTCCAGTTGTATCTGTTAGTTATGAGCAATATGAATTTGAAGAGAATGCTAAGAAAAGTAGAATACAATTAATTAAACCATCACTAATAGAAGATTTTGTAGATCAATACTTCAAACTACTCAGTAAAGGAAGATTAGAACTAGTAGGAACTGCAGCGTCAGATATAAACATGTAATAAAAAAGCACCCCGAAGGGTGCTGATCCATCTCGAACAAAATTATTTAGTCATCTTGTGCGAGTTGTGCAAAGTATGATAACGTATCATCTCCACTCTCAACTGGTGCAGAAGTTCCTGCTGCAACAGGTGTAGGTGCTGCTTCAACCTCTTCGTATGCTGTTTCAGCATCGACTGGTTTATTGTAGTTACCCTTCAATGTAGACTCAAGACGTTGCTTAAGTTCATCATAAGATTTAAACTGATCATCAGCAGTAAATGCTGCTAAACTGTGCTCTTCTTTCCAGACTGCTTCCAACTCTTTGTCGTTGAACCCACCTAGTGTAGATGTCTCAGCAAACTCAGACTTGTCGTAGTTCCAGAATCCTGCGACTCGTGTGATCTTCAACTTGAAGTCAGCACCTTTCCAGAAATCAAATGGATTTACTGGTGTCTCATCTTCAAATGCGGGTTGCATTGATTCCATGATCTTGTCAAATATTTTCTTACCATATCTGTATAAGAAAACTCTGCCTTCATTAGCAGGATTTGCACTATCTTTAACAACGTAGATGTTGCTGTAATAGTTTAACTTACGCTTTTGCTTACGTGCTTGATCTCTTTGAGGAGATCCCTCTGCTCCTGCGTTCCATAGTTCTCTATTGAGATCGGAAACAGGATCTTTCTTACCTAAAGTTGTCAAGGAGTTTTCGATATACCAACCGCCAGGTCCTTGGAAGGCATGACTCCAAACTTGTGCCCATGGTAGGTCTTCACCATCGGGTGCAGGGAGAAATCTGATTACAGCGTAACCATTTCCTGCTTTGTCCACCTCTGGTTTCCAGAGACGCTCATCAGGACCTGCTTTGGTCTCTGACTTATTGAGATTTTCTGCTTTAGAAAGTAAGTCTTGAAAGTTAGACTTCTTAAGTGAAGCAAATGACATACTAGTATTCCTCGTATTTTTGTATTTGAATATTACTGCCGAAGCAGCATTACTATTTATTGTAGCAGAAAAGAAATGATTTGACAAGTTGCTCTGCTCTCTCCTCTCCAAAGATACCTTTGAGGTATCCACCGACAGGATCCAACTTTGTCATATATGCATCAAAGTCAGCATAAACTGAGGTATCTTCACCATCAGGTTCTACTGCATCTACCATCCTAAAATATGCTTCCATATATTGTGCAAACTCTCCGACATATTGATCTACCTCATCCATCTTACACTTACGCACAAAGATATTCTCTGAGAAGTGATTACCTTTCTCAAAGAATCTGTAGTCCTCTGTCGCTACTGGTAGGTCTGGATGTGAGAATAGATAGTTCTCTACAGGATGTTGGAAGTCAAAGACAATAATGACCTTTTTGTCGCTAAATCCCATAAGATCCATACCAAAACAGGGAAGATTATAGCCTGTCTTAGGATAGAGGATGTTGTTGTATATGCAAGAGTTTTCATTGTATATCTCCACTTCTCGTGCCTTCAAAAAATATTTATGACGATATATCTTTGCTG